CGAACAGGCGGTGGCAAGACTACGATGATGACAAACCTTGCTACACGAATGACAATGGCGGGTGCGACAGGATTGTACGTTACTTTGGAAGAGCCAGCTTTTGCTATTACATCAAAAATGCTTGCGGCCCATTCTACATACAAAAACCAAAAATACACAGGACAAGCTATAACTACCGCCGCCGCTATTAAGACTATCGCTGGGAAAGATAACCACCAAGACGTAAACAGTTTCAAATCGGACGTTTTACGTCTATGCCGCCCGATTGACGCAAATAAGTTGTTTGATAAAGAACACATTGCCAGCGCAACTTTATTATACCAGCCTCAATACATTGCTGACATTTTGGATTATGTTAAAGGCGATGGGAAGCCACTAGATTTTGTTATTATTGATTTTGGGCAGTTAATGGAAGTGGCTGGCGCAGAAAATTCTAATTCATACCAGCGCATCAAAGCAGTGATGATGGCATTGAAAAATTTAGCGGGTACGGGCATTGCTGTTATCATTGGCGGTCAGATGAAACGAGAAACGGCAGCTAAATGGATATTTGATTGGGAGCCAGAAGACATACGCGATGGCTCAGACTTGGAACAGGCTTGCAGCATGATTATAGCCGTTGGCAGGGATCAAAAACAAAAGGATATTGACCAGCGCGATGTAATACGCTTGCTCAAGAACAGGAACGGGCGCAAGCGTGTAGGCGGTATGCTGACAATAGACTTTGAGCATAACTACATCCCCACACTGACAGAGCAACCCACGGAAAAGGCACTTTAGGTATGATAAAACATCAAAAAAACAGTGAGCGAACCCAACGCAAAAATACGGTAGGGTCGTATGAAAAAGCTATTGGCGCGATAATCGCAGGGCATAAAAACGAAGTAACGAGCATCTTGGACTATGCCGCTGGTCATGGGCTTGGCACAGAGATGCTTTTAGAATTAGATTACGAAGCAAAATCCTACGAGCCTATGCCAATAAACTGGGCATCGTCTAAGCCAGTAGACTACACACAATCAGACCAAGTGTCAGGCGATTTCGACGCAGTAATATGCCTCAACACTCTGAACGTTCTTGAAAGAGATATAAGGGACGAAGTGCTTCGGCATATCTACAGCGTGTTGTCTCCCGGTGGGGCTGCGGTGTTGGGTGTTAGGTCAATAGCGGACGTTATGACCGCAAAAAATATGGAAGCTGGGCCAGAGATAGGCAGCGCGTGGATTAACGATGTTTACCAAAAAGGCTTTACACAAAAGGAAATGAGCAAATGGATTTTGGAAATCCTGCCTGATGCTACAGTAACAAAGTGCAACGTCTGCAAGGTTGGCGTTTTGGTGGTGAAGCCATGAGGCGTGTTAGTTGGTTTTCATGTGGTGCTGCCAGCGCGGTTGCAACTGCACTATCAAAGCCTGATGTTATAGCATACTGCGAGACAGGATCAGAGCATGAAGATAATAAACGCTTCATGGCTGATTGTCAGAAGTGGTTCAGTCAGGAGATTGAAATACTCAGCAACCCAAAGTTCAAGGACACATGGGAAGTATGGGAGAAGCGTAAATACATCAGTGGAATTGCGGGCGCTCCCTGCACAGGCGAGTTGAAGGTTAAGCCAAGATTGGCGTTTGAGCGCCCTGACGACATCCACATCTTCGGATACACGGCAGACAGCGCAGACATAAAACGAGCAGAAGCAATGGGAGAACACTGGCCCGAATTGAAGACAGAGTTCCCGTTGATTGAGCGCGGCCTTAATAAACAGGCTTGCTTGGCAATGGTAGCTGATGCCGGAATTGCTCCGCCAATCACGTATGCAATGGGGTTCCCGAATGCTAACTGCAAGGTTTGCTGTAAGGCTACAAGCCCAGCTTATTGGGCGTTAGTGCGTCAGGAATACCCAGAAGACTTTGCCCGCATGACTGAGCTTTCACGGCGGCTTGGTGCTAGGTTGGCAAGGGTCGAAGGTGAGCGGGTGTTCATTGATGAAGTGCCAATGGATCAGCCAACGGTAAAACCGCTTGCGCCAGAGTGTGATTTCCTTTGCGCGATAGCAGAACAGGACATGATGAAATGAACTTACCTGATGACTACATACTGATACGCGCTGACGAAATAGCAAAAGACACGGTCAGAACCGCTTACAATCTAGCGTGTGAAATTGATAGATTTGACGATAAAGAAAGCGTTGATAAGATGTTTCAGCGAGTGCAAATGTTTATTGCTAATTTGCAAAACGAATTAATGGCTATTGAATTGTCAGGTTTATCAAACTCTCACACGATTGAGGGTGCAACAAAGGCGCAATTTGCTGGAGCGGCATTGGATGAAACACGAAAAGTAATGCAGCATTTTAAAGAAGTTTATTTGCCTTATACTAAAAAACAATGGGCTAAACTAGACAATTAAAATAAATTAGGTTAATTTAAATATATTACCTCTCCCTGACTACCCCCCGATCTTTTTCCCCGATTGGATTGGGGGGGCTTTTAAAAACATAGAAGGCTATTTAGTTGAAAATTAAACAAACGCCAATCAATGAGTTAATACCATACGCTTCAAACTCAAGAACACACAGCGACGAACAAGTTGCACAAATAGCCGCCAGCATAAAAGAATTTGGTTTTAATAACCCTGTATTGCTAGACAAAGAAAATGGTATTATCGCAGGGCATGGAAGAGTATTAGCCGCCCGTAAGTTAGGGCTTAAAGAAGTACCCACGATTGAGCTATCACATTTGACTGATACCCAGCGCAAAGCATACGTTATTGCAGACAATAAGCTGGCATTGAATGCAGGATGGGATATGGAATTGCTATCGCTTGAAATGGGCGACTTACGTGATGAAGGTTTTGATTTGTCATTGATAGGGTTTAACGATGACGAATTGGCTAATATGTTTGTAGACAAGACAGAAGGGCTGACCGATCCCGACGAAGTGCCTGATATACCAGACAACCCCGTAACCGTTGAAGGTGACGTTTGGTTGATGGGTAAGCATCGGCTTATGTGTGGGGACTCGACCAGTATTGATGCTGTTGATAAACTTGTGGACAATGAACCTGTTGATATGTGGTTGACCGACCCCCCTTATAATGTGGACTATGAGGGTAAAACAAAAGACGCTCTTAAAATCCAGAACGATAGTATGACGGACGACACGTTTAGACAGTTCCTTTGTGATGCTTATAGCGCGGCTGACTCTGTTATGAAACATGGCGCTGTGTTCTATATATGGCATGCAGACTCCGAAGGGTATAACTTTCGCGGGGCAGCGCACGACATAGAATGGGAAGTGCGCCAGTGCCTAATATGGAAGAAGCAGACTATGGTGATGGGGCGGCAGGACTACCATTGGAAGCATGAGCCTTGCCTGTATGGGTGGAAGGGCGGTTCAGCGCACCTGTGGGCCACAGACCGCAAACAAACGACTATCCTTGAGTTTGATAGACCGTCAAGGAGCAAAGAACACCCAACGATGAAGCCTGTCGCTCTGTTTGAATACCAGATGCTCAACAACACCAAGGGCGAGGACATTGTTCTGGATAGCTTTGGCGGTTCAGGTACAACACTTATTGCAGCGGAGATGAACGGGCGCAGGGCTAGGGTGATGGAGTTTGACCCAAAATACTGCGACGTTATCATAAAACGCTGGCAAGATTTTACGGGCAATCAGGCAAAACTAGAGGGTAGCGGGCAGATATTCCCCACTATAAAAGCTGATGCCGCCTAAAACACCAAAAAGAGTAACAAGACCAACATTTAAACCAACGGATGATGAACGTAGGTTAGTCGAACAAATGTGTGCTGTAGGCATACCCCAAGAATCAATATGCTTAGTTGTTCGTGATGGCATTGATGACAAAACATTGCGAAAGCATTTCCGCAGGGAGCTAGACACAGCAAAGATCAAAGCAAATGCCAAAATAGGCGGCACGTTGTTTAACAAGGCTGTAAACGGAGATACAACGGCAGCTATATTTTGGGCTAAAACGCAAATGGGCTGGAAAGAAACAAACGTGAGCGAACACACAGGAAACGTAAGCATGATTGAGAGAGTTATTGTCGATACTCCAGATACCAACAGCTAAAGTATTCAAACCGTTATTAAAGCCAAGCCGCTACCGTTGCGCTCACGGGGGCCGTGGTAGTGGGAAGTCGCACTTCTTTGCTGGTTTAATGGTTGAAGAATTGTTGCGTTATCCAAATAAAAGATTTGTTTGTGTTCGTGAAATACAAAAATCTTTGAAAGAAAGCGCATATCGTTTAATCGTTGATAAAATTAATCACTATGGGTTATCTAATCAATTTCGTGTTTTAAATGATCGTATTGAAACAGCACAGGGTGGTTTGATTTCATTTATTGGTATGCAAGATCATACAAGCGAGTCTATAAAAAGTTTAGAGGGATATTCAGCGTGGGTTGAAGAAGCGCAAACCATGACAACCAAATCATTAGAAATGTTAAGGCCAACTATTCGTGTTGATGGGTCTGAAATATGGTTTAGCTGGAACCCACGTTTGTCATCTGATCCTGTAGATAAATTTTTACGAGGTGAAAGCGTTCCACCAAATACCACAGTTGTTCAAGCAAATTATGCAGACAACCCTTGGTTTCCTAAAGAGTTAGAAGGTGAGCGTGAGTTCGATAAAGAACACCGCCCAGACCGATATGGTCATGTTTGGCTAGGAGAATATGAACCACAAGCTGTTGGCGCTATTTGGACAATGCGCGATATAAACGATACGAGAGTGCAAGAACAGCCTAACGATTTAAAGAGAATAGTTATTGGTGTTGACCCTGCAATCTCAAGCAAAGAAAACGCAGATGAACACGGCATTATCGCTTGCGGAGTTGCAGACACTGGTCATGGATATGTTTTAGAAGATGCCAGCACAAAAGGAACGCCAGAAAAATGGGGACGCAGAGCAATCGCTCTATATGATTATTACCAAGCAGACGCTATAGTTATTGAAAAAAATCAAGGCGGCGAAATGTGCAAACACGTTATTGACAGCATCCGCCCCGGCATCCCTGTTATTTTAGTCCATGCGTCAAGAGGCAAACACGTTAGAGCCGAACCTATTAGTGCATTGTATGCGTTAGGCAGAGTACACCACGTAAAAAACAGCCCAGAACTTGAAGCTCAAATGTGCCAAGTTACTGCGCAAGGATATGAGGGCCAAGGTTCACCTGATCGTGTTGACGCATTAGTGTGGGCAATGACAGAATTATTTCCAGATATTAAAGGCCGACAAAATGTATCTAATAGACAATTTGTTGCGGAAATGGATTACGATGTTACCAGTTATGAAACCAACAATTATCATGGGCGGCAAACTGTAGCCTTATGAAATTAATGGTAATTAATAATGATTAGAAAAATGGTAATTAGTGACATACCTTTAATGATTTCATTAGGTGCAGAAATGCATCAAGAAAGCCGATATTCTAATTTAGATTTTGATCCAAATCGGTTATGGTCATTGGGCGAACAAATAATAAAAACTCCTGACAATTACCTTGCGGCAGTTTATGAAAAAAATAATAAAATTGTTGGTTTTTGCGTTGGGTATGTTGCACCGCATTTCTTTGGTAATGATTTAACAAGCGGTGATTTTGCAATTTACGTATTGCCAGAACATCGTAAAGGCATGGTTGGCGTTAAATTAATAAAAGCATATGATGAATGGTGTGCGGCAAAAGGCGTTAAAGAACCAATGCTTGGAGTCTCTGCTGGCATTACACCTGAACGCATTGGCAAACTGTATAACCGTATGGGCTACACTGAAATGTATACAATTTACAAAAAACCAGAGAAAACAAGTTGAAATTTTTTAATTAATAGACAGAAGCCTTCTTAAATGTTATTGATTGTCAATCTTTTAAATCTGTTTAACAAGGAAAACTATTATGGGCGGGATGTTTTCACCACCAAAATCTTCACCTCCACCTCCACCACCTCCACCGCCTCCAGCGCCAGAAAAATCAGCGACAGAGGTTCGTGCAGCAGAAACAGAAAGCCGTAAAAGAGCCGCCGCTGCTAGAGGCAGAAGCTCAACAATTTTGACAGGCCCAACTGGTGTTTCAGACACTGGTCAAGCTGGCGGCAAAAAAACTTTGTTAGGTCAATAAATGGTAGATACGGTGCGAACTAAAGCTGACCTCGTTTCTAATTTATTCCAAGACGGACAAGCAGCTAATGCAATAACTGCAAATGATATTAGAGATTTAATTGTCAGTTTGCAGCCTAGTTTTGGCGAATGTTCTATGCAAGGCAACAGCACTGGAACAACAATTTCGGGTGCTGGAACGTATGTAAAAATATCTGGAACTACAGCAGTATCTGGCAATGAATTGTTGTTTGACAACAATAGCACAAATACAGGCCGATTGCGTTACATTGGAGCGCCCAATAAATTAGTAACTTTTAGTGCATCTTTGTCGCTTAGTGCTGCATCAAATAACCAGATTGTGTCTGTAAAAGGCTGGCATTATGATACAAGTGGATCATCCGGTTCCTTGGTAGATGAAAGTTTAGTTAGTCGAAAAATAAGTGCTTCTGGTGAATTAGGTGCAGTTGTTGTTCAAGGTAGTGCTTTATTAAGTGTAAACGATTATCTTGAAATCCATGTTACTAACGAAACTTCAACAGCTGCTGTTACCGTTGATGATTTTAACTTTCGTGCAATCGCACTTCCAACAGTTTAGGCAAGAATATGATTGACCATGACCAAGTTGTTCATTTGTGCAAACGCAAAGGAAAACTAAAGGCAGAACGAGGATCGTGGGAAACGCATTGGCAAGACTTAGCTAATTTTGTGTTGCCAAATTCGGCAGATTTTAATTTAAAACGATCCAAAGGCGATAAAAGATCAACATTAATTTATGATAGCACTGGTGTTCATTCAAACGAAATGCTTGCCGCTGGCTTGCATGGAATGCTTACAAACCCTGCATCAACGTGGTTTGGTTTGCGTACTAAGGATGATCCAGAAAAAATTGAGGAACAAGCAGAAGTAAAAGATTGGCTAAAAGAAACAACAGACGCAATTTTATCTGAACTGTCTGCGCCAGCCGTAGCTTTTCCATCACATATTCACGAATACTATTTGTCGCTTTGTTCTATAGGCACTGCCTGTATGTTTATTGGCGAGCCAACTACTCGCACAGGCGTTAGCTTTCGCGCTATTAACATAGAAGAAATATATATTGCAGAAAACGCAGATGGAATAATTGACACAGTTTTTCGTAGTTTTAAAATGACTGTACGACAAATTGTACAAAAATGGGGCGAAAAATCTTTATCACCACGTATAGCAAGATTGTATGAGAAAAAAGAATTTGATAAAGAAGTTGAATTATTGCACTGCGTGTATCCCCGTGAAGACATAGACAAAAGCAAAAAAGCTGCAACGATGTTGCCTGTTGCATCTATTTATTTAGATGAGAAAGACAAACACGTTTTAGCAGAAGGTGGCTTTGATGAAATGCCATATATGGTTTCACGTTGGTCTAAAACAGTAGGCGAAGTTTTTGGACGTTCCCCTGCTATGACAGCGTTGCCAGACATTAAGATGTTACAAGAAATGATGAAGACAACAATCAAAGCAGGGCAAAAGATTGTTGATCCCCCCTTATTAGTTCCTGACGATGGTGTCCTTGGCCCTGTTAGAACGGTTCCCGGTGGCTTAAACTATTATCGTAGTTCAACAGGGGCGCGAATAGAACCACTGCTAACAGGCGGCAATATTCCAATTAGTTTCCAAATGATGGAAGATTTGCGCAGTCGTATTCGTATGACGTTTTTTCTTGACCAGCTACAATTCCAAGGTGGCCCACAGATGACAGCTACGGAAGTCATTGAGCGCACTGAACGCACACTGCGTTTGCTTGGCCCAACATTAGGCAGATTGCAGTCTGAATTTCTTGGCCCAATGATTGAGCGCATATTTGGTGTACTTTCAAGAGCAGACAAATTGCCGCTTGCCCCTGAGATTTTACAAGACCAAGAGCTAAATATTGAATACGTTTCCCCGCTTGCCAGAGCGCAGAGACAAACAGAAACGCAAGGCATTATGCGTACTCTTGAATTTGTCGGCCCTATTGCTGGCATGGATCCACAGGCCGCACAAATTGTTAAAGGCGCAGACATGGTGCGGCATATAGCTGATTTAAATGGGGTTCCCCCTTTGTTATTAAAATCAAATGATGATTTGATGGAAGAAGCAAAAGCACAACAAGAGGCAATGGCTGCGCAACAGCAAGCAATGGCGGCACAGCAACAAATGGCGCAAGGTGCAGAAGTTATGGATATGATGCAGAAAGGTGCAAATGTTGCCAAAACAGCAAAAGAAGCAGGGCTTAACATTGTCTAAGGTTTCAAAGGACGATTTCCGTTTGGTATTTTCAACGGAAGAAGGCAAAAGAGTTTTATCCCATATTTGTCGTGAATGTGGGGTTTTAAGGCCATCATACGTTTTAGGTGAAACAGTAGAAAACACTGTTTTTAATGAAGGTATGAGAAATGCTGCGTTAATGATACTTACAGCATTAGACGAAACACCAGAACGATTTTTAAAACTTACACAGGAGATTACAGAAAATGCCTAACGATTCCGCACCTGTCGAAACGGCAGATAATGCGCCAGAAGTTAGCGAAACAATAACAGAAACTTCAAGCGATGATTGGCGTTCTACATTATCTGATGACATTAAAGACGATCCTAACTTTTCTAAATTTAAAGATGTTAATTCGTTAGCCTCATCTTACATTAATCTTCAATCACATTTAGGACGCGACAAAATAACAAAGCCTGTTACTGAAAGTGATTGGGACGATGTTTATGAGTTTCTTGGCAGACCAGAAACACCAGAAAAATACGAAGTAGCGTTGCCAGATGAATTGCCAGATCAAATTAAATCTCAATTTAGCGAAGAAAATTTAACTTCATTTAAACAAGAAGCACATAAGCTAGGATTGAATAGCGAGCAAGTTAAAAGCCTTGTTGCATGGCAAGCTGGCAATATGGGTTCTCAGTATGAAGCTATGAATGAAATGCAAGGGCAGTCGTTAGAGCAAGGTGAACGCGCTTTAAAAGATGAATGGGGTCGTGCCTACGATCAAAACATTGATTTTGCAAAGAAAGCCTTTTCAGAGTATGGCGGAGATGCTTTAGCAGCAAAAATGGAATCAAGTGGGTTAGGTAATGACCCAGACGTTTTAAAAGCGTTTGCTAATATTGCTAAAGCTACGATGGCTGACAAAGATTTAGCTGGGCCAGCAACAGGAGCCAAGCACGTTATGACTCCAGAAGAAGCTAAATCAGAAGCTGCTACTTTAATGTCTCATTCAGCGTATATGGATAGAAGACACCCCGAACACACTGCTTTATTGAAAAAAGTTGAAGACTTGTTTGTTCAAGCATACCCAGATGATGCCGCATAATGGAAGAATCAATATTAAAGTTACAATGCTTGCAGCTGGCCCATACTGGAACACCTGATATTTCTATTCAAATAGCTGAAAAATATTATAATTGGATTGTAGACAAACAACCAGACAAACAACTAAATGACCAGCCAAAACGTGGTCGACCATATAAACAAAAATAAATAGAAAGAGGCTCGCTTTGGCGGGTTTCTTTTTTTGTTGTTCACATTAGGTAAATGTGTGTTACATTGTTCTTGCCTTTTATATAAATGGATAATTCTAAACGGAACCCATGCAAGCACGAAGGCAGCTTGGGCCGTCCTAGACGATAACCCTTAAATATCTGTTTTAACCTTTAAGGAGAAATCCGTATGTCTATCAATGTGACTACGGCCTTCGTCGAACAGTATAGTGCTAACGTACAGCATCTTGTCCAGCAAGATGGTTCCAAACTACGTGGTATGGTTCGTGAAGAAGCCGTTGTCGGTAAGAACGCATTTTTCGAGCAAATTGGCGCAACTGCCGCTCGTCGGCGTCCATCCCGACACTCTGACACCCCCAGAATCGACACGCCTCATTCGCGCCGTCGTGTATCCCTAGAAGATTTCGATTGGGCAGACCTAATTGATGATGAAGACAAAGTAAGGATGCTAATTGATCCCACTTCACAGTATGCGCAAGCTGCTGCTAAAGCTATGGGTCGTGCAATGGACGAAATCATAATTGATTCCGCTCTTGGTACTGCATTCACTGGGGTCTCTGGATCAACATCTACAGCTGCACAAACAGCTTTAGGTGATCAAACATCAAATATGAACTTAGCTTCTCTTTTAGCTATCAAAGAAAATTTTGATGGCAACGATGTTCCCGACGAAGGTCGTGTCATTGTTTGTACTTCTTCACAGATCAAAAGTTTGTTGAACACGACAGAGATTCAATCTGCCGATTTTAACACTGTAAAAGCTCTAGCTCGCGGTGAAGTCGATACGTTTATGGGCTTTAAATTCATTTCTGTTAATGGTCTGCGTACTGACGGTTCTAAGTTAATCCCAGTGGCAAGCAGCAACCGTCGTTGTTTTGCTTTCCAAATGGATGGGCTATTGCTTGGCGTTGGAAACGATATGACTACAAAGATTTCGGAACGTGCTGATAAAAACTATGCAACTCAAGTCTTTTGCTCAATGGCAATAGGTGCGACACGCATGGAAGAATCACGTGTTCTTGAAATCCCATGTTCAGAATAGGAGATTAAATCATGGCTGTTAAATATAGTGCAGAAATGGATGGTCTCTTGAACTCTGTTCCAGTGAGCCTTCCGTCTGGTGGCATTGTTGATGGTAACGTGCGTGTTAAACGTGCAACCATTACTCTTGCTTCACAGGCAACATCTGACACGATTGTAATCGCTAAAGCCAAAGCTGGTGAAGCGTTTTTATATGGTGTCTTAAACGCTAGTGCGACACTAGGCAGCAGTGCAACTGTTGCTATTGGTGTAACAGGCACTGTTGGCAAATACAGAGCAGCGGCAACACACACCGCTGCAAACGTACCAACATTGTTTGGCGTTAATGCTGGAGTAGCAACTCTAGCAGCTGAAGAAGAAATCTTTATCACGATTGCAAGTGCAGCACTTCCAAGTTCTGGCACTTTAATTGTAGATATGTATTTTTCTGCAACTTGATGCTTTTGGGAAGGAGAGGGTTTAGGCTCTCTCCGACCTAATTTGGAGGCAACATGGCAACATCTGTAGTTCAGATCGTCAACAATGCACTAATTAAAATTGGTGCAAATGCAATAATATCATTAACAGAAGATAGTGAAGCGGCACGTGCCGCTAATGTTATGTATGAACAAGTTCGTGATGCGACGATTCGTGATCACATATGGAACTTTGCAGTAACCAGAGTTGAGCTTGCACAATCTGTAGACGCTCCAGCTTTTGAATTTTCCTTTCAATATCAAATACCTTCTGATTGTTTGCGGGTTTTGCAAATGGAATCAGCAAATATGGTTTATAAAATAGAAGGTCGCAAACTGCTAACTGATGAAGGCACAGCTAAAATTATGTATTTAGGCCGTGTAACAGACGTTAATGAATATGATTCAATGTTTGTTGAAGCATTATCAGCACGTTTAGCTGCTGAATTAGCAATTACATTAGCAGAAAGTAATAGCTTATATCAAAACATGATGGAAATGTATCGTCTTAAAGTTGCAGATGCACGATCAGCAGATGCGCAAGAAAGCGGATATTCAGAAGTCATTGCAGACACATGGCTAGACAGCAGAATAAACTATGCTGGCGGTTTAACTGTTAGCGTGAATGGAACCACTTAATGCCTCGCTCTGCACCTATAATAACTAATTTTACGGCTGGTGAATTATCACCACGTTTAGATGGTCGCGTCGATCTTCAAAAGTATGCGAATGGGTGCAAAACATTAGAAAATATGATTGTACAAAAACATGGCCCTGCGTCCCGGCGTGGTGGTTTTTATTTTTCTAATGAAGTTAAAGACAGCACAAAAAAAACTCGCATTTTACCTTTTGAATTTAGTGTTTCTCAAGCGTATATGATTGAATTTGGCGATCAATATGTTCGCTTTTATAAAAATTACGGCAGAATTGAATCTGGCCCATTTGCTGAAGTATTTTCGTCTGAATTTAATGTTGGTGCAGCATATGAAGTTTCGACGCCATATCTTGAAGCTGAATTGTTTGAAATAGTAATTACGCAATCAGCAGACATATTATATATTGCACATCCAAACCATGAACCAAGAACTTTATCAAGACTTGGAGACACAAACTGGACTCTTGCAGAAATTGAGTTTTTAGATGGCCCATATGACTCTGTAAACGCCACTGATACGACCCTTGGCTTATCAGCTACATCAGGTAGCGTAACTGTAACAGCGTCAGCAGTGACAGGGATAAACAACGACACAGGGTTTCAAACTACTGACGTAGGTCGTATCATTCGTTTTGAAGATGCTGGTAATAATTGGACTTATTTATACATTACGGCTAGGACTGACACGACTCACGTTACGGCTACTATTAAAGGGCCAAATGCATCAGCCACTACTGCACAAACAGGTTGGAGATTAGGCGCTTTTTCTTCAACAACTGGATTTCCATCTGTTGTAACATTTTTTGAACAAAGGTTGGTTTTTGCGGCTACTACTAACAGGCCGCAATCAATGTTTTTTTCTGTTTCTGCTGATTACACTAATCATGCACCAACAGATGCTGGTGGGGATGTTTTAGATGACAGTGGTTTTGTTTACACGATAGCCACTGATCAGGTTAATACTATTCGCTGGATGAGGGCTGGTAAGGTTCTATCTGTAGGAACGGCTGGCGGTGAATTTATTGTTTCTCAGGGTGATAATAACAGTCCTATTAGCCCAACTAATACTCGCGTTGTTCGTCAAACTACTTTTGGAAGTGCAGCGGTAACGCCCCCACAAGTTGGCAACTCTGTTTTGTTCTTGCAACGTGCAGGGCGCAAAGTACGTGAATACGTTTACCAATTTGAAACGGATGCTTATACAGCCCCAGATTTAGCAATTTTAGCCGAACACATTACCGAAAGTGGCGTTGTTGAAATGGCGTATCAGCAAGAGCCTGATTCCATTGTATGGATGGCAAGAACTGATGGTACGCTTTTGGGCATGACATATGAACGTGCGCAAGATGTGATAGGATGGCATCGACACACTGTAGGCGGTACAAATGCAAAAGTTGAAAGCGTTGCAGTTATACCAAACCCAACAGGAACCGGGGATGATTTGTGGGCTGTAATACAAAGAACAATAAACGGTGTGTCAGTACGTTACGTTGAGTTTATGACGCAAGGTTTAACTGAGGGGCAAACAGACACAACAAATGCAACATTTGTAGACAGTATGCTGACTTATACAGGCGGTGCAGTTTCTTCTGTGTTTGGTCTTGGTCATCTTGAAGGGCAAGTTGTAACCGTGTTAGCTAATGGTGCAGCGCACCCTGACAGAACCGTATCAAGTGGTTCTATTGCATTAAATGGAAATTATGAGGTGGTACACGTTGGATTGCCTTATACATCTACATTGCAGACTATGAGAATAGAAGCTGGTGCAAAAGACGGCACTGCGCAAGGCAAGAAAAAACGTGTATCTAGGATTACTTATCGCCTTTTTAAAACTTTAGGCTTAAAACATGGGCCATCATCTGATAGACTAGACATTGTACCATTTCGGTCTAGTGCAGATGAGATGGATGCTGCGCCACAATTATTTACAGGAGATAAAGAAGTGGAATTTCCACGTAATTGGGATAAAGATGCGTTTATAGTGCTAGTGCAAGACCAACCCTTGCCTTTTACTGCTTTGGCAATCATGCCAGAATTAAACACGACGAAGGTGTAATATGTGTATGGGGCCAGAATTATTTGTTGCATTAGGAGCTAGTGCAGGAACTGCGTCAACTTTGGCAACTGTTGGGTCTGTTGCTATGGCTGGCATGACTGGTTTGTCAGCATTAGGTTCTATGGAGCAAGGCAAACAAATGCAACAGATGGGCGAATATAATGCCCAAGTTGCACAAAACCAAGCAATAGCTTCTAGACAAAAAGCAGATTTTGATTTGAAGCAGCAAAAACGTCAAGCGGCTCAATTTAAGGGTACGCAACGTGCTGGTATGGCTGCAACAGGTGGCGAATTATTAGACATGGGCGATATTAAAGATATGTCTGCAACTGATTTAGAACTTGAAGCACTAGGTATTAAATACGGAGCAACTATGGATCAAACAGCAGCACAACAACGTGCTACCCTTGCAAGGATGGAAGGTGCGGCTGGAAAACAAAAAGCATATAGCGAAGCTGGAAGCACTCTTTTAACTGGGGCCAAATCTGGCTTAGCTTTATTGTAGGAAAAAAAGATGGTTACTGTAGTAAAAACAAAACCGACACAAACAATTCAAGGCACAACAGGCCAGCAATTTATGACTAAAGATGCCCTTTCTGAGCCTATGGCTTTGACGCTTGGGAAAGCTGGTGTGCAAGCAAGTGAAGCATTAGCGGCTGCGGATACAAGAATACAAAACAGAGTAGACATAATAAGTTCATCTAAGCTGGCAGACAATTTTGAAACAGAAACATTAACAAGTTATAATGCAGCTATTGAAGCTGGTGATATAATTGATCCAAATAACCAAACTATACCAAATTTCAATACAGAACAAGAGGCTCGCATACAAAAAAGTTTGTCTCAATTCACAGGAAGATCAGATGCAAAAGCAAGGTTAGAGGCTACTTTACGAAATCGTGCAGGTGCATATAACAGTCAGATTATACAAGTTCAAAACAATGCAACGAGAGAATATATAGGTACAAAAGCAAACACAGAAATTGCAACATTAGCACAAACAGTCACAAATAACCCAGAAAAACTAAGAGATGCATTTGATTCAGTTGGAATTATTGTGGACAAATACAGAGATGCTCTTGACCCAACTTCAGAAAAACAAATTGAAGAAGCTGGAAGGTCTTTAATTATGGAGCAAGCTGCGAGTGGGTTAATAAACCGTGGACAATGGAAAGAAGCAAATGCTCTTATTTTAGATAATCCATTGCTAATGAAATATTTAGAGCCGTCTAAAAGAGAAGCATTAAATAGGCAAATATCCGTTTTTGCACAAGCAGAAGTAAAATCACAACTTGAAATACAAACAAAATTTTCAACTATAAAAAGATTAAAAAAGTCAGGTTTACCTTTTACACGGTCACAAGAAGTTGCCTATGTTACAGGATTGCCAGAAAAAGAAACTATAGGAGAAAAAATTTCACAGACAATGACTGCATTAGGCATAAATGAAGAACAATTTAATTTATTGCCTTTAACACAACAAGCAGCACTAGGTGGAATAACAATACCAGATACTAGTCAAGATTTATCGAAACAATATGATAAAAATGGGAAGATAACGCCATTTGGCGCAACAAAACAAATTGAGCCGTTTTTTAAAGACGCAATTAAAATAAACAAAAACATTACAGGCATACGATCAGCATATAAAAGCTGGGAAGATGGAAACAAGGCTGCTGGCTTGTTGGTTCTTATTCAGTTTTTAAAATTAGCTGACGGTGGAACGGCTGTTCGTGGAGAAGATATTGATTTAGCAGAAAGCACTTTGTCATCATATGCTAAATTTCAAAAAGTTGTAGCACAAACAACAGAAGGTCAAGCTGTTTCTGATGCACTTGTTGTGGAAGCAATGGCAGCGTCAGAATCCTTTACATCAAAAGCCTTTGAAGTGTCTAAAGGATATGTTGACGATGTTATGGAAGCAAATACTTTTACAAAAGCACAAATTGGAATATATCCAAAAACATACGAGGCATTGTTTGGTAATGTTAAAACTGTACCTAAAGGCGAAAAACCAAAAGAACCAATAAAGGAAGAAGAATCTAAACCAACAGGTGAACCGCCAAAAGTAAATGAATCTGGGGTTATTACTGTTACAAGAAACGAAGATGGTACAATTAAAATAGGCGATTAATATGGCTGACGTTGCTACACAAGAACTACTTGGCGAACAAATTGACGTTGATAATGTCGTTAGTGCTTTAGGTTCTTTAGTGTCTGAAAATCAGCAAAATGATACATTGCCGATAGAAGAAACAGGCCAAGATACAACGGCTTTAAATGAAGAAGTAATTGAAACTGATCAAAATATTATTGTTGAAGATGATAATATAGCTGTTTCTTTAGACACTGCACCTGACGAACAATTAGATATTAAACCTGTAGAACCACAAGAAATTGCACCTGTTGAAACTGCGCCTGTTGAAACCGCACCTGTTGATGTTGCTCCAGTTAAACAAAAATTAGAGCCAGAAAGTAAAATAATTGTTTTTGAAGGGCATAAGTTTAAAGTCCCAAAAGGTTTTACTAATGAGGAAATAACCCAACTAATCCAAGAGTTTGAAAAGACTCCAAAATATGCAGCTAAAAGAGCGCAGACTGATCCTGCATTTGCTAGAACTATTGATGCTGAAAGCGGTGCGCCAGCTATCGTAAATGCTGCTGTTGGCCCAACAGGAGACCTATCAAAAGAAGATAGACTTGCTACGTTAAAAAATTATTATCCAGACGCGACATATTATGGAGAAGACAATTTTATATTTACTGATGTAGATACAAAAAAACTTACTTTATACAACCCGCCGGGATTTGAGATGGGTGATGTAGTTGAATATGGAAAAGTAATAACAGAAGTAGCAGCTGGAGGTTTAGGGCTTACATTTGGCACATTATCAAGTTTAGCAACAGGCCCCGCTGCACCTGTAACAGCGTATACAATGGGGATGCTTGGTCTTGGTGTCGGCACTGAAATTGGCGCACGTTTATTTGAAACATCTATGGGTTTGTTTTCTGGTCGTGTTAGATCACCAAAAACCGTAGTTGAAGAATTTACAGAAACAGGCGCTAGAATTAGTTTAGCTGTAGCCGGACAGAAAGCAGGAGAACTAATTGCTGTAGGTGGGAAAAGAGCCTTAACAGGTGGAAGGCAAGCTGCTGCTGATTTAATTGCTAAATTTGAATATCTTGGAATTGAACCTGTTGGCGCAGCTATTGGGCGCAAAGGTGTGCTAGCCAGAATGGGTGCTGGTTTTGAGCAAATGGCAGCAGCAGGGCCAATTATGCAAAAACAAGCTGAAACAGTTATTGTACAATTAGATGATGCTTTGCAACGTGTTGCATCAAAAATGGGTACAATAAGAACTCCAAATGAAGCTGGCGCAGCTTTAAAGCAATCTGTAATAGCTGCTGAAAAACGTGCGAAAGATACATTTTCTGAAGAATACACAAAAATTTTTGATGAAATAGGTGAAGGTAGTTTAATTCAACAATTATCTTCTGTAGACAAAGCATTGCAACCTTACTTAAAACAAATTGCAGAATTGCCCGCAGAAGCTCAACCAGCAGGCAATGTATTAACATTAATAAAAAAATGGAGTTCTTTAAGTAAATTTGCCGAAGCTGGTAATATGCCATTTGGAGAATTAGTTAAACTTAGAACACAACTAAGATTAATAAAAAGCAAATCAAGTCAGTCTGGGACAGAGGGTGATTACGACGGATTAGTACGAAATATATATGATGCTATTACCGACGATTTAGCTAATGCTGCAAATTCTGTTAGACCTGATCTTGGCGGTAAACTTGCAAAACTTAATCAAAAAAGGTTTGATTTTGCAGACACTGCTCAAAAGACTATAGACAAAATCAAATCTTTTGACGCTGACAATGCCGCATTTGAATTTATTATGACTTCTGCAAAAGGTTCTGGCGCAAGTGGCATTAAAACTTTGCAACGATTAAGAGAAAATTTTACGCCAGAAGAATGGGGTGACGTTGCTGCATCTACATTGTACAATCTTGGGCGTGAAAATGTTGGTGCGCAAGTTGGTCAAGTTGCTGAATTTAGCGTTGCGACATTTATGAAAAGAATTGCAGAAATTAAAAAAGCTGGCCCAGAAAGCATGGAGGCTTTATTTGGTGGCACACAATCTGCTGAAGTAGCTGGTGATTTGTTAAAATTAGTTGATGTAGTTGGATCATTAAAAGAAGTTAAAAGGTTAGCAAATGTTAGCAATACGGCTGGCGCTCTTAATCAAATGGTTTTTTGGGGTTCGTTAGTGCAAGCTGGAGAATCTATGATAAGAGGCAACATGGGAGAAGCTGCTACTATTGTTGGCGGCACAATAGTAGCGCCTACAGTTGCTGCAAAACTTATGACAACTCCCGGCTTTGTTAAATGGTTATCTACTCCAGCAAACGAAATAGAAAAAAACATTTCTGGACACATTGGAAGGCTTATTGCACTTGCTGATGCTGAACCAGAAATACGAGAAGAAATTAGGCAATATTATAAAGCAATTAGATCGTATACAGGCTATAATGAACCTGCACAGCAAGGAACCGAACAATGACTATTTCGACAACAACAAACACAGTTTCTTATACTGGGAATGGAAGCACAACAGCTTTTGCCATTCCTTATGTATTTTTTGGAACTGCTACTAGCGCAGAAATACAAGTTGTTCAAGTTACAACAGCAACAGGTGCAGAAAGTATCAAGACAAATGGTACAGATTTTACGGTTTCTGGTGGGTCTGGAGCGACAGGAACAGTTACAGCATCCGTTGCACCCGCAACCACAGTTAAGTGGGTAATAAATCGCGTAACAACTCAAACGCAAGAAACCGATTATGTTGAAAATGATGCATTTCCCGCTGAAAGCCATGAAGACGCTTTAGATCGACTCACTGCTATTTCACAAGAGCAAGAACGTGCATTAGGGCGAACAGCACAACTTCCTGATGGTTATACTGGTAGTTTTGATCCAGAATTGCCTACAGTGATTACAGCAAGCACTGCTTTAATAATTAACAGTGGTGGTGATGGTTTTGCTATAGGCCCAACAACTACAGAAATATCAAACGCACAGGCATCTGCTACAGCAGCGTCTAACAGTGCTGATGCTTCTGCCGCTTCTGCATCTACGTCATCAACGCAAGCAACTCTTTCGACAAACTATGCTACAAAAATTGATGGTGCAATAACTGGTGCAGATTATTCATCAAAAGCGTGGAGTATTGGTGGATCGGGCGTTACCACTACCAGTAGCCGTGGAGCTTCAAAAGAATGGGCTACCACAACAGGTGGTGCTGTTGATACAAGCGAATTTTCAGCTAAAGAATATGCTTTAGGAACAACTGCAACTTCTGCAAAAAGCTATGCGTTAAAAGTTGACGGTGCTGTAACAGGCTCAGACTTTAGTTCTAAAGCTTGGGCGGTTGGTGGTACGTCGGTCACTAGCACTGGCAGTCGTGGAGCCGCGAAAGAGTGGGCTACAACAACAGGAGCCGCTGTTGATACTAGTGAATTCTCATCTAAAGAGTATGCTGTTGGAAGTACAGTAACTACTGGATCAGCAAAAGAGTGGGCGTTAGGCGGTGGAAGTTCATTCACGGAAGGAACAGCGGTAGCTGGCGGTGTGTTCTCTGCTAGGAAGTATGCAGCTAATGCAGCAGCTAGTGCATCTGTTGCGGCAAGTGGTCAGATATATTCCACGGTTGTAAATCAAACAGGTGCAACTCTTTCGCCAGC